AAAAAAGCAGAAGTAGGCACCCAATGGAGCAATAGTGAAACAGCAACAGTAATATACAAAGATGAATTTGGAGTACTCATAAGATTTATAGATTCTTACAAGGATGCTTATTTAAATTACTTCCACTTTTTATAAACGCAGCACAAGGATAAGGGTTTAATTTTGGGGGGATAAAATTTAAAACATATTTTTGATATAATATTTAATCGAGTAGAATGTTTTAAGTATGTTATAATTAACTCGTTGTAGACACGACAGTAGACATATTATCACATACTTATCAAATGCACTCTACATCAAACAATATAAAAAGAGAAAAATAGATTTGATAAATATGAGAACCAATGAAGAAATCCTAAATGAGATCCATTCTGTTAAAAATCATAAAAAAACAACACAGCACATTTACAAACATTCAATAAATAAATATTGTGAATTGAATAAGTTATCATTAGCCGAATTAATCGAAGAAGCAGAAAAAGAAGAAGAACAGGGTATACGATGGAAACATCGTACATTAAAAAGAAGATTATTAAATTTTCGCAAGTATTTGATGGATAATTATTATTATAACACTGTATCAAATACTTTCACACCAGTTCTTGTTGTATATAAATATTTTGAAATTGAAATACATGATCTGCCACGAATTGATAAAAAAAGTTATAATAATCCCAAACCTATCAGTTTTAAAGATTTACCTGATAAAGAAGTTATTCGTGAAGCAGTTAATATATGTACTTCTACCATGAAAGCTATTATATTATTCATGAGTAGTTCAGGTTGTGCCAGAAGAGAAACATTAAATTTAACTGTAATGGACTATATGAACGCAACTAAAGAATACCATAATACAGACAATATTATGGAAATGATAGATGTGTTAAATAATATTGATAATGTTGTCCCTACTTTTAATATTTTAAGGCAAAAAACACAGAAATATTATATTACCTATTGCAGTCCAGAAGCAGTCACAGCTATAAATCATCACTTACTATCAAGACAAAATTTAACACCAGAATCCCAACTATTCAAAATACATGAAGACTACCTAAACCAACAATTCATTAAAATAAACAATGAATTAGGATTAGGAAAAGCAGGAAACTACAACAGATTCCGCAGCCACATGCTCAGAAAATTCCACGCCTCAACACTATATAATGATGGTATGAGTCTGGACAAAGTAAATGACCTGCAAGGCAAATCCAAAAACAGTACTGATGAAGTATATTTCATGACCAATCCTGCTGATTTAAAACAGGAATATATTCAACATTTACCATCATTATCAATTAATACAGAAGTTGAAAAGATCACTGTTAAATCTCCAGAATTTTTAAAATTAGAAAATACAATTGTTGAAAAAGATGAAAAAATCAAAGATTATGAAAAATTAATCTATGATATTGATGAAAGATTACGAAATATTGAGAAAAAAGAAGAAAATTTCAAAGAAAATGACTTTGAAGATTTATTAATTTAAGGAAAAATATTTTTATAGTTTTAAGTTTATATAAAATACATGTTACTAAGGGAAAAATTATTATGAGAGATTTTTCTATTCAAGAGGCTATTGATATTATCAATTCTTTAGATAATACTTCTGAAATTCGTACAACAAATCATTTTAATATTAACAATGATTTAAGACATAATGATAAAGAATTGTGGAGTGATGTATTATTTAATCATGAGTTGTTAGGTATTAATAAGCAAGCTGAAAATAAATTTAAGTTGTGCTATAAGCACCCTGATAAAGAAAATAAAGATTTTTATCTTATTATTGTTATTAATGAATTTAAATCTTTGAAAATGATAACTACATATGAAGCTAAATCTAGTAGGAGGATTGGAGAAAATGAGTACAGGTAGACCTTTGAATAAAAATTATGATCCTGAATGTGATGCTTTAATGTTATATTATGCTGAAGAATATGATTATGATTATTCTTTGGAGTTAACTGATAATGTTATTGTTGATTTTGATAAAAATGGAATCCCTTGTGCTTTTGAGTTTTTAAATGCTTCTAAGTTATTTGGATTTGATAAAAGTAGTTTAATGAATATTAAAAAGATTAATATTACTATTAATGTTACTTCTAAGTTGATTGAGTTAAATACTTTAATTGTTGCACTTGTTCATAATAAAACAGTAAGTAATAGTTTACAGAAGAGTCATGTGAATAATGTTAATATTCCTGAGTTAAATCTTGCTTTTGTTTAAAAATAGATGATGGTTTTAGATGAAGTGGTAGTATTCTAGGAATACTTCGTCTTCATCATTGAATCTTATAAATGCTCCTTGTTTGTCTTTAAATACTATTGTTGCGTTTTGTTTTTCGTTTCCCCATGTTTTGCCTGTATTGTTGTTTTTCAGGTCTGTGAATGTTATGGGGGTGTTGTTTATTGTGAATATTGGTTGTTCTTTTATGAATTCGTAGTTTTCGTTTACTGTTCGGGGTATTAGTTGTTCTAGTGTTTCGTTTAGTGATTTGCAGTTGTTTTGTATTTTTATTAATTGTATTTTTTCAGCTATTTCTTTTTTTATTCTTATGCTGGTGTAGTCAGTCATTTTTTATCATCTTCCTTTTTTAGGTTTTATAATATAAAAAAAATATGGAGGGGGTTAGATTAATGGGTTTCAGTAGATGAAACTTATTAAAATAACCAACCATTTTAATATATTATTGAATGTATTATATTTATAATTCCTATTATGAAAAAGATGATCCATAATATTTTTGTATTTTTTGCTTGTTTTAATATTAATACTGCTATAATTAATTGTATTAAAATTAATATTGTAAATATCATGTTTAATTTTCCTCCTTAATTTTAATTGTGTATAAACTTTTATATATTTGAAAGAAGTAATATCTCAAATGTAAGAGGGGATTTTATTCCCTCCTACTTACTAGCAACATGATAATCCATGTTATGATTTGACACATCACTTCTAATATGTCTATGTTATCACCTCCATGTATTTCTATTATTATATTGTACTGCATAGTATATAAAGGTTTCTATTTTTTTAATTAAAAATATCAATACATTTTAATAACAAAAAAAGATAAAAAAATATTCATTATAAAAATGAACAATAACTTAACATTTCACAAAACTAATTAAACACCAAAATTTAGAACACAATGCGTTTCATTTTTTCATACTGAATAATGTTTAGTGTTTCATTATTTTTATTGAATATACTGTATTTTTAAGGTTTATTTTTTGAATAGAAACATTTATATTAACTTATAACATAAATATAAAAACAAGAAACACAATTGATGAATCCAACAAAAAAAATAATGTGTGGGGCGATTTATAATATGGATGATAAGGTTTATATTACTCAAATGGAATCAGCTTACAATATAATTGAAGATACAAATAAACAACTTGATGATAAAGCAATGAAAATGATTACTTTAATTAGTGCAATGCTTGCATTACAAGTTAACTTTTTCCTGCCCTCAATAGATAATATGGTAAAATGGGTATTATGTTTATTTATATTGGCGTGTTATTTTGGATCATTAATATGTTTCATCAAACCAACAATCCTAAAAAAATTTAAATATTATCCAAATGTGGAATTTATTAAAAAATGTTATGAATATGATTATTCCGAGGAGGAATATGTTTCAGAATCATTAGGAGCTTATGAAAACACTATTAACCATAATTTAAGTTTATTGAATAGTAAAAGTAAGGATTTACAATATGGTTTTTATTGTTTTATTGGGAGTATAATATTAAGTATTTTAATATTAGTAACTTACATAGTATAATATAAATTATGGTTGCTAAGAAGAACAATAAAAAGAAATCTAAAAAGAAGAAACGAGAATGGGCGAAAGTAGATAATAAGAATTATATAATGAAATCATTTACTAAAGAATAAAAAAATAATATGGCTTGTAAATAATGAAAATTTCTTAAACTAAATCAGGTAAAAAAAATAGGGGATAACATTGACTAATAAAAATGAAATTAAACTTTTTCAAAACAGTCAAATAAGAACCAAATGGGATTCTGAAATAGAAGATTACTATTTTTCAGTAATTGATGTTATAGCTGTACTTACAGAAAGTAAAAATCCTTCTCAATATTGGAGGACTTTAAAATCTCGTTTAAAAGAGGAAGGTGGGGAAAGTGTTACAAATTGTAACAGGTTGAAAATGCCTGCAGCTGATGGTAAATTAAGGTTAACAGATGTAGCAACTACTAAACAATTATTGAGAATTATTCAATCAGTACCTTCACCTAAAGCAGAACCGTTCAAACAATGGTTAGCACAATTAGGAAAAGAAAGACTTGATGAAATAGCAAATCCAGAACAAGCTATTGAAAGAGCAATAAATACTTATCGTAAAAAAGGATACTCTGAAGAATGGATCAATCAAAGATTAAGAAGTATCGAAATAAGAAAAGATTTAACGAATGAATGGAATCGTTCAGGAGTTAAACATGGTAGGGAATATGCAATTTTAACAGATGAAGTGAGTAAAGCATGGTCTGGAATGACTACAAAACAATATAAGAAACATAAAAATCTTAAAAAAGAAAGTTTAAGAGATAATATGACTAATACAGAATTGGTTTTAAACATGTTAGCTGAGGTAGCTACTACTGAAATTAGTCGTAATGAAAATCCTAAAGGTTTAAATGAAAGTAAACATGTTGCAAAACGCGGAGGGAATGTTGCAGGTAATGCAAGAAAAGATTTAGAAAGTCAATTGGGTAAAAAAGTTATTAGTAAACATAATTCTAATAATCCTGATTTATTGGATGATTAATTAATGAGTAATAAAATAGACTTAATAGTATGGAAATAAAATAGAAGAACAATTAAATGCAAAATAAGTAAATGTAATTCCTAGTTGATGAGGGGGTCTGTGATGCGGCAACATCTCGCCTCTCAAAAACTAGAGGCTACAAAAAATAGATACCACGAGTTGATAAAAATTTTAGTAACCAATACTATTTATTATAAAAAAAGATATTTAATATTTACTAAAAATATTTGTGAAGGATTAACTGATTATTTTTCAGCTTTTTCAATAGATACAGTTATTCCTTCATCAATATTTACAATCCAATGTAATGAATCCCCTAGTTCTAATTCTAATAATTTTATCACATCTTGGGGGACTATTGACCTAATAGAATTAGGTCCGCCTTTACTTAATTTTGTTGTATATTCTAAAATAGGCATACCTCCATTTTTATATTTCTTATATAATATATTCTGTTTTGCAGTATATATATTTACCTTTAATAAAGGTAAATATAATAACATTTATATACTATTAAGTATAATAGTTATTTGAAGAAGAAAAAATCAGGGCGGCAGCTCTGAAGAAGATCTTCTAAAAAATCCACGAGTGGGTAATATGGATAAGAATAAGATTGAAGTTTTTGGGAGAGTTCTTTCCCAGGAAGAAATTGAACATGTATTTTTAAAAGCGAAAAAACTTCAGGCTCAAAACAGAGTCTATGAAGAAGAACTCCAAAAATTCAGGAGTGTGGGCGTATGAGTTGCAAATACAACAACTCAATGTATACGATTACTCCACCTGAAGATGAGGTCGAGTTTGATTATCTTGAACAGATATTATTGTCTGAGGATTATGAAACCCAGGAAGAAATAGATCATAGGTTGGCTGATGAATATAAGCAATTTCAAATCTATGAATTGTCTGATGAGCAAATGTTGGAATTTGCTCGTGCAGGTGAAGAATACTACAACAGGAGGGAATAATTTTATGTTTACTCCTGAATTTTGGAAAAATGAAAACAAGATTGGTAATGCCTTATACAGGATCAACCAGTCACAGTACAAAGATTACTGTGAAATAGATGAACTGTTCGTATTTCTAGCACAGGAATATCCTGAACAAAGAGAATTGTTCGAAACATTATATGCTGAGTATGCTGAGTATGTTGAAGAACAAACCAGGTTAAGGGAATTGAAAGATTTCCTTAATACTCCTGGTATGAAAAAAGAAGTTAAGTATAAAGTGTTGGAGGCTCAATTATGAGTCTCTTCAACAATAAACCTACTCCAGTGAGACTTCATAAAAAAGTGTCCTGGAGAGAAAAATATGAAGTGGAAATAATCTTTGCAAAAGGAATAATTTTAATAATTTTATTATTCATTTTTGCATTCTGTATTGTGGGACAGATGGATCCCTACACTAATGGGTGTTTAGTATGATTACTTATGATCAGCAAAACAAGTTTTACAATCAGGCATTGGAAATTGTTGAAAAAATGGGTGGACATATTTCTGCTCATGGAAACTTACATGGTGTTTTCTTATCTGTAATTGTTTTTCATGATAGGGATTATGAGAAAACACGTGATATTATGAATACTTTACAGGAATTGTGTGGTGGTGAAATCCAGTATCATGAATACTGGGTGTCAAAAGGTTTCATTCCACACTCTCAGGCATCTTTAGAAAATATTGATGAATCTAAAGTGCTTGAAATAATTGGTGAGTTACAGGATGATGAGTATTACAGTATCGATGATGAATACCATGATTTAGATGATGGGGGTATTATATGAGTGAAGTTCAGGATTTAAGTCATGATATTGGTAACATGACTATATATGAAAAGTTGGCAAGAATGCAAAATGAAATGCATTATATTGGTTTTAAAAAAACAGGTTCAAATAAGTTTCTTAAAGCGAAATATTTTAAATTAGATGATTTGTTAAAGGAATTAATTCCTTTAACTACTAAGTATGAGACTACTTTAATTTTTAGTTTTACAAGTGATGGTGTGTTAAAGTTAAAGGATTGGGATCCTGAGAAAGGTGAAATTAGTATTCGTGTACCTTTCCCTGAGTTTAAAGTTAGTGATCCTAATAAATTAACTCAAAATATTGGTGGGGCTATTACTTATTTGAAAAGGTATTTGTTGATGGATATGTTCCTGTCTATGGAAGAAGATGAAATTGAAGAAGGAGCAGGGAAAAAAGAAAATATTAATTCTGATGTAAAAAAATGGAATAATAACCCATTTGAGGGTATGCCTAAAAAGGAAGTGGATGTGGATGAGGTTTTAAACAAAATAAAAGCACATATTCATAAAAAAGACAGTACAATACAAATCACTCCAGTAATGATTAATCGCACTCGTAGGAATATGCTTAACAAGAAAGAAATCGATGAAGTTGAAAGTAAAGCTGTTTTCGAATGGTTTAAAAAACAGGAGAAGGAGGCTAAACAATAACCTCCAATAATCCTGTTTGTGTGGAATTAGTTTTCGCACAATTTAAAGCATCAGGCAGTACTGGTAGTAATACTGTGAATTATGATGATGTGGATGGTTGGTGGTGTAGCTGTGAAGACTTTCACTACCGTAAACATGAGTGTAAACATATAAGAGAATGTAAACGAAGAGTGAGATTATGAGTGGGGTTCCTAAAGTGCCTATTAGTTCACGTGTTAAGCCTAGTACTAAGGTTTTGATTGATAAGTCAAAGTATACTTCTGGGGAGATGTTGGATTGGGCTGCTCAACAATTTACTGATGAAAAGGAATTGGTGCGAATTAAAATTATGGATGTGGAAGATAGGATTCAGAATAAGAAGATTGATTTGATTGCTGATGAAATGGAGTTGGAGAATTTGCAAAAAATGTGGGTGAAATTGAATCCTGAATCTGAAGAATGTAGGGAGTTACTTTCTGATTTGGTGGATGTGGAATCTAAGGATTATGCTGAATATTTGTATAATTCTCAAGGTGAGAGGAGTTATACTATGTTGTTGTCTAATAAGACTGCTAAGCATAGTTTGATGAGTGTTGCTAAGGAGAAGGGTTTGCCTAAGGAGGATTTTCTTAAAAGTGTTATTGAGCATTTAAAAATATTGTGTAATACACAGGTGTAATACATTTTTGCGAGTATAGTGGGGTGAAGTGTATTACTGTATTACGAATACTGTAATACAGTTTTCATAGGTATACTTGTTATTTTGTAATACATAGCTGTATTACATTTTTGAGAGTATTATTATTATATTATTATATTATTATTTTAAAAAATTATTAATTAATGATAAAATATCACAATGTTATAAAAAGGTGGAATAATGGAAATAAAAATCAAAATCCAAGATGACATATATCAACAAGCAAAAAACAAACTAGGAGATGAATTCGACAAATTCATCGAAGAACAATGCAAAACAGCAGCAAACATGAGAAGCCAAAAAGAAGAAGAAATACTTAAAAAAATCACAATGCACCAAACTAAACTAATGGATCTACAAGTTGAACTAATCAAAGAACAAAACAAAAACCAATCAAATGTAGAATCTACATTATTAAATGAAGTTATGATAATAGTAAATCGCATTCATACAAAATTAGGCAGTGTTGGTGAAAATCAATTAAAAAATATTAGCAATAATAAAAATGTCCCATTTTTATCAGTGCTAAATCATTGTAAAAAACAAGGATTAACAATCGTACCATTTAATGAAGTGCCAAAAAGGTGATGTGTGTATGGCTGATGATTTGGTAATTTTGGCTCAGTTTGTGAAACTGGGAAGATTACGAAAAAAAGTATTCATGGAATTGGCACAAAAAGAAATTTCTCAAATTATGTAAATTAGGAGAAAAGAAAGGGAAGTATTGTACAAGTTCAACTTATCATGCAGTGTATGATTTGATTGATAAAGGTTTAGTGGAGTATGTTGATAAAGATAGTAAAAGAAGAAGAGAGGTACGTTTAACTGATTTGGGTTATAATGTTTTTGAAAAATTAGATATTGTGTGTTGGTGAGGATATAATGGGTAAAGTAGTTTTTAATATTGTTGAAACTGATTATGATGTTAGTAAGGATGAGGAAAAGTATCAGAAATTCAGGAAAGATTATCTTGAGAATTTAAGTGTAGGTGTTTCTAGGTTGCAGGAGCAGTATGGTTTGACTAGTTATAGGAGAGAGAAATTTATAAATCGTATCAGGTGTGAGGATCATGTTAGGCGTCGTAGTAATGGCAGATTTACTGTTTTAGAAAAGGTGGAATCATGAAGGATGTATGGCATGAGGTATTAAGAGATAAGCATGAGAGTTTTAAATGGAGTTTAGTTATAGACACGGCAATTGAAACAGTGAGGATGTATAAGCAGGATTATCTGTTAAGTAAGTATGGTGTAGCGGAACCAAGTCAAAGACAACCCACACGGAATAAAAAGGAGATCCAAAAATGAGTTGTAATGATATACTTGAAAAATTAGAAAAAGAAGGAATAATATCTGCTGAAGGAGTAATTGATTCTTATCTGTTATGTAAACATGCTGAAGAATTATTTGGAAAATCATACCTAAAAGAACATAATATAGTGTTGGATGATGATAAAAAAGAAGCAAAGTTGATAAAATGAAAACATTAGAATTTGAAAATTATTTCATGGAACCGTTAAGGAGTATGGAAAAAAGGGCTACAATAAGGAAATCTGATAAAGGATTGAAGGAAGGTGACCTGGTAAAATGTACTTTTGAGTGGACTGATGATTATCTGATTCGTAGAGTGAGAAGTGTTGAAAAGGTTAAATTTAAAGATTTGGATAATGTTCATGCTTGGTTTGAAGGTTATAAGCATGTTGATTTGTTGAAACATGAACTACAATGTATATATCCTGATATGGGGAATAATACTGTTTTGTTTCAGATTAAATTTAAACATCCTTCAGAATCTGAAAAGAGGTTATAGAAATGTATTTTTATGAGATAGAAGCCTATTACCCATTATGGGAGTGAAAGAATGAAAGCAGAAAGATTAATTGAACTATTACAAAAAGTATCTCCTGATGCAGAAGTAATGTGTTGTATTTCAACAGATGACCCTGCACGGCCATCAAATATAACTCTCGCAGAGTTTAATGCTCTTAAAAATTATGAAATATTTTGTGTTTTGAGAATGGAAGATGATGTAAGAAGTTTTGATGAAAGGTTAAAACAGAAATTAACTCCTGAGGAGTATGAGTTAATAACAAGTTGGAGATAATGGGGGGAGAATATAGTATGATGGATGGTTGGGTAGTTTTTAGTGTAAGTGTAATTATTAGTTGTTGTTTAGTGGTATGTCTTACTGATTTTTTTGATGATTAAGATAGGTTATATTGTAATCAGGAGTTTTTATGAAAGAAGTTAAAAAATACATGGAGGATAAATATGCATGATTGATGAGAAATTATTACTATATTTTATTAAAACACGAAGCAGAGAATTTGAAGAACAATCTTTTACTATTCATAAAGAATGCACAGGTAGTTTGAGAGACATGGAGTATACTGATGTTATAATTCATAGTGTTAATCTTAATACTTTGATGAATGTTACTCGTATTCTTAATGAGTTGATTGAAATGATTGAGGAGGGTAAATTCAATACTTCTGAAAATTCAGTTTCTTGTTGTGGTGGAGTATGTGGAAAACAATAACTTTAATCTATATGAAAGAGTATACATTAGTTTAAGTAGAACAGTCTCCAATTTTGAATGCATAAATGAAGAATTAAAACAAGAAACTATAACTGAAGCATTAAAAAAATCACAAGTAATTAATGAATATGTGAAATACCAGGGTAAACTTTTACCCTTTCACATGTTTGTTTTTGAAGTGAAGAAAAACCTACTATCCAAAAATTTAGAAAGATGATAGAATGTTATTGAAGAAAACATTAAATGATCCACAAACAAGATTCTACATCAGCAAATGCAAATACTGTGGCAGAGTATTTATTAAGTTTGAGAATAAAACAGGTTATTGCAGGGAAGCTTGCAGGACCTGGGCGGTACGTGAGCAGAAAGCAAAGTATCAACAAAAACGTAGGAAATTAATTAATGATGGGGAGTTAATTAGTAATGAGTTAAGGGAGCCTGGTACAACATTTCTTTCACAGCATGCTTTGAGTGATTTTGGTTTGGAGGAAAGAACTGTGAAAAGAGAATTAAAAAGAATAGGAGTAAAAATATGAGTAATATTTATAAAACTGTTTTAAAGAAGATATGTGAGGAAATAGTTGATAGGTATAGTAATGTGTTAGATTGTAGGATTCATATTTTGCCTGTGAATTTAGAT